TGGACACGGGAGAGTTTGAAGTAAACAACTATCGTATTGTCAATGGCAAGATTCGTTAAATGAAAAAGACCCCACCGTTGCAGGGTCTTTTACAATCAAATAACAAAAAACAATTTAAAGACGGTGTTTAGAAACACAAAACCGTTGTAAATATAGCACAATGAAACGCAAGCCACATCCGAAAGTTATTCATCGCAAGTTAGGCAAGGAACGTGCGGATGGTTTGTACTGCGACAACGTTATTAAGATAGACCCAACGCTACCACCTATGCGCTACCTTATTGTGTTGATCCATGAGTATCTTCATCACATTCAACCTGAGTGGAGTGAGGAGAAGGTGGATGCTGAAGGCGAGGCACTGGGTAGGTTTCTTTGGAAGCATGGCTATCGCAAGGTGCAGCAATGATGCGCCCGCTGCTAAGAATTAAGTAGCGTGTCAAAACTTATCTGCTACGCCGGCATCGAGTAACTCACTTGCCAACCATTCACGTATCTTACCTACTATCTCGTATTGTTCTTGAGTAAGGTCTTGATATTTTTCAAGGCTACGCAGGTGCTGTTGTATTTCGTATATCACATTATGGTATTTGTTACCATTCACAGCGCAATCAAATGCGTGCTGGTCTTCCCGTAGGTCAAAGGTTAGTGTTGCTTTCATTTCGTTTGGCTTTTCTTTTTTTTGATTGAGGTTGTTGTATGGTGTATGCACCATATATGTTTTGGTCTACTTTGATTCCGATATCTTTAAACAATCGCAAGTATCTGTATGCTGTGCGTTCGGTTACCATCAGTTCTTTGGCTATCACATGCACGGGCATATCACGTTGCTGCATCTGAATCATTAGGGTTAGTGCTCGTTTAACCTTGTCCATTCTCTGCATCGTTTAATAGTTCTTGCATATCATGAATAAAGTTTCGTCCTCTTTGTGTGTGAACATCAAATAGACCAGGCTCATGCTTCTCAACTATGCGCATTGCCTTTTGCAGTAGTGTTAGTTCGTCCATTATTTCTTGCTTTGATTGAGTTTAAGTATTTCGTTTTTTACGTGGTGGTAGTAGGCTTTCACGGAATAGTATTCCCCGGTTTCTTCAAAGTCTTGCATTATATCGGTAGGTGCATTGCTTATGGCTTCATCCACGCAGTAGAGTGCGCAGTTGATAGCTTTGATATGCACCGCACCCAGTTGCCCTTCCTGCGCTTCACCTTCAACTATATCAAAATAGTTCGAGTACAGTTGCCATGCTTTATCCTTTGCCTTCATTTGTATCTTTGGTTATAGTAGTCTTCACCATTCTGATATGCAATTTCATTTGATATTGACATGCTACCATCGTCATGAATCTTTGGTGTCCATTTAACTTTTTCCTCCATAAATGCCTCTATAATCTGACATTTTTCCAAATCTTTGGCTTGCCTTCTTAATCTGGTAATTGCTAATGCATCCAGTGTACCTTCCGCAATGTGATTGCGTAGTTCATCAATTAAATATTCTACTGCTGTTTTATTACTCATAGTGCTAAGGTATTAAGGTATTCACGCCACATTGGTACACGCTCTTGAAGCTTTGCGATTGCTGACTCATCAAACTCCACAACCTTTTCGTGGATGCGTTCCTGCACTGGTATATCATATTCCCAATTTGCCAAATCACTTTCAAGGTTAGCGTGTGGATTCTCAGCAAGGAAGGTAGGCATATCGTAAATCATATTCTTTTCTATGCGCTGTGCCTTCTTAATAAATTCCTCGTTGCCTTGTGGATCAATAAGGTTCATCCTACGTGCGAGGCGGTACTTTTCATCGTCTATCATTTGCAGCGGTGCGTTCACAAGCACGAAGCAAAAGGTTGCAGTAGTTGCGCCCGTTAGCCACATGTACGCTTGACCTTGCCAGTAGTAGTCTTTGCTCAACTCGTTAGCCTTTGCATCGATAAAGGTATGGATATCCCATGACGATTTAATATCCGGGACGTTCACCACAACGCCACCATCTTTGATGAGCAAATCGGGCGTGCCCTTTATGTAATCATTGGTGAACATCTGCTCGTTCTTGAATACGATTTGCTTGCGCTCTCTGCGCCACATATCGATTGAGTCATTCTCAACTGCTACACCTTTCTCAATGTACTTGTTGCTGATGTCTTTGTAACGCTTGTACTTCTGTTGGATGTAGATTTCGAGTAGTGCGCTTTTGCAGGTTTCAGATAGTCCTGATTTGGTGCGTGCATCGGTCATTAGCTTACCAAGCTGCGATGCTCTAAATAAAGTTTGTTCCATTATGTTTTGTTATTTGATGGTTCGAAGATACTACAACAACCCGCTGAGTTGCTCCTTTTTAACATTTGCTAACTTTTCGATATCGGCAAAGAATTCCTGCGGGCATGCCTGGAGAATAATATCCAAATCGTCAAGGCTTTGCGCTTTCTCAATAAGCTCGTGCAAATATTGCACATCTTTATTCGATGAATTCAATGAGCCCTTCAACTTGAATGGCTTGTACACATCTGCGTTCTTGCGGTTAAGGTCACGGCCTAACAACTTACCAAATGACACAGCAGCGTTTTTAAGGCACTCTGTTTTAAGTTTAGGGAAGGCAAGGTCTAAGGCGTTCGGCTTTTTGTTATCTGCGTTTAATGCCCATCTATTGCGTTCAACAGGGTCGGCTGCTAATGCACTGGGTACTTTGTCCACCATAATAACGATAGAGGCTGCACCTGTTCTGCGTAACTCATACCCGGTAATCGGATGGATCACTACAAGGTCAAGGCTACCCACTACCTCGTTAGCCATGCGTTCCCATTTAAAATTCTCGGTGCGCCAATGGCCGAAGAACATTTCGTCTAACGTGGTTTCTACGTGACTAACTACCAGCGTGACCGCTTTACCATCGGGTGTCTTTTCAATACCGTCCTTATCAGGTGCAGCGTTGAGCATTTGCTGAAACTTCTGCAATGCTTCTAAATTGTCTTTGTGAAAACTGTTCATGTTGTTATTGATTTGAGATTAATACTTGGCTAAACAATCGTTGAGTTCTTGGCAGTAGCTGAGTACTGCGAAAATTACCACTGCCCATACGATGTACTTGATTACTTTGCTTGCTTTCATAATTGTAAATTTGTTATTGATGGTGCAATGATAGTATAAATACTTACACACCCTCTGTTAAAAATTGTTAAAATTGAGAACGGCTAAGCCCACGAATAGCTGCCGTAATTCGGGAATAGTTCGAAGTACATACGCATCATGATTGCATCTGCGTAGTCAGGTGACTTGCCATGCATGCGTGCTATTTCCTCTTTGCTTATCACAGCGAGTTTGCCGTCTGCTTCAGGTTGCCTACGGCGTATCATATCCAGTTCCTGCACAATCACATCCCGGAACTGATTCACTTTGAAGATTACTTTGTTCTGTTCGATTAATTCTGCAAGCTTAAAATAACACTCAGCCTTTTGATTGGTGTATCTATCTGCTTGCTTCGCACGCCCACCATTAAGAAAGCCTCGGCACTTCAGGCTATCTACCACACCACCACCTACACCATCTTCATCACAGATCACATTGCTTAATTTGATAGAATGCCTATCGCATAGTTGGCGTATGGTAGAAACAACAGTTGTTATTGGTTGCTTGCGTAGTTCGTGAATCTCCATCAAATGCAATCCATGCCACACGCATATCACGCTACGGTCTTTTCCAAGGCGTGCAATATCCGCACTGATGTACTTTTCACCTTTGCTTTCTTCATCCCGGAAGCAGCGCACAAGGTCATCGTATTGGTAAAGATTATCTACGGACTCATCATACTCCCAATCTCCATCCAGTAGACGTCTTCTGTCCACTTCAGGCAGCATGCGCAGCGTTTCAATGTACGATTCGGGTAGATGCGGATTGTCATTTGGCAATGATTGTATGAACGCAAGATGTTGCGGTAGGCTTTGCGTCTTAAACGGGGAGTAGAATTCGTTGTACAACCATCCTTTTGAAGGGTTGCATGTAAGCAACATCTTTGGTTTAAGGTCATACTGCGTAAGTTTGAAACGGATGCGGGACTGGAGTATATCAATTGCCCTCTTTGACACCTGTGCGCTTTCATCTACGTACGCATCGGTCAACTCCAAACCTCCGAGCGCATGAAACTCAGGGTCGGATGGATAAGCAAATAGGTCCTTGAGTATTATCTCGCTGCCATTGCTAAACGTTATCACGTTCGTTTGGTTGTTGATGGTGTAGTGTTCATTAGGTGCTAACCCTAACATGTGCGCTACCTCAAAGAAGGTCTTAAGCGTGGTCTTTTTAAGAGTATCTAATTTGCTTCGACCTATCAGACCTCGTGTGCCGGGATACTTGAACCTGCGGCTTATTTGCCATGCACAACCGATGAATGATTTACTTCCGCCTGCTGCACCTCCGAAGAGCACAACACGTGCCGGGTGTGAATTACCCAGCACACGCAATGCTTCTTTTTGTTTCGGTAGGTACTCAATCATCTAAATGGATATCATACAATTCATCTAACGCATCTCTATATCTCCATAAAACTACTTTCCTATCACAATCAAGTTCGTTCTCAATAGCGTTTATCTTCTTAATTTCGCTATTGATTTTTTCAATAATTGTATAGTGTTCGCTGTATCTTGCTAATCGTTGCTCAATGAATATATCTTTTACACTATCCCAATTAGCTGAAGTAATCTTTTTAGTTTGTGCTATATTGAATTGTACATGCACCACGCCATCATCAGATGTACGGATTAAATCTTCAGTGATTTGATATGTGAAAAATAATATTGGCTCCAAGAGTTTTGAAGGATTTTTCATAGGTCAAGGATTGTACGTTAAAATGGCAAATCACCCGTGCCTTGCTCACCATTTTCCTGATGTCGGGAAGATGGTTGCAATGGCTCACTCATCTTACCCGAAAAGAACTTGCCACTCTTGCCTTCCTTCACCCACGCAGCAAGGCGCATCTTCTTACCATTGACCATGATTTCACCTGTGTATTCAGGTGCGTTGTTGGTTGTCTTGTTGTTCTTGAATAGGGTGAACTGTCCCTCTTGCATTTGATAGTTACTCATTGTATTAATTGTGTATTATTGCTATATCGTCTACCATTAAACTGATTGTGGTCTTGCCGTTGAAGTCTGTTGTTTCCACTACTTCAAACCATTCGTGGTCAATGATGTGCCCGTTGACAAATCCAACGTACACTTCTACATGATCCGGGTACTGCGCAAGCTTATCCCACAATTCACCTATTGTCATAGCTTATATTCATCTTTGTCGGTTAGCAAATGTAACTCTTCAAAGATAAGACGCATTGCGAT